CTGCTAGTTTTCTTGAAGCTGCTTCTGCTTGGTTTTTAATTTGTGAAAAGATTTGATGAGTATAAGACGTAGCTGCTACCGAAGTAAAAGGAATCCTTTCGTTTTGTAGAAAAGTATGCCATCCTAATACTCCTAAACCTATAGCTCTTCCTTTTTTAGCACTTCTATGAGCCCTTACTAGAGAATCTCTACCAGAAGTCTTAGCTAAAAATTCTTCTAAAACTCCATCTAAGAAGTAAATAGCTGTTTCTATTAAATCAGTATTTTTCCATTCATGCCATTTAGTTAAATTAACTGATGATAAACAGCATATAAAAGAATGTTCTTCGTCAGTAAATAAAGTAATTTCCGAACATATATTAGTCATAGTTACATCTAAATTATTTCTTACATATGCAGGAGGATTATCATTATTAACGTTATCTTTAAACATTATATAAGGTTCACCAGTTTCTACTCTAGATTTTAGTATTTCCACCCATAATGAAATAGCTTCCGGGTCTCTACGTTCTAATTTTTGCATAAAGCTATCATCAACTACTACGCATTGATGTAAATTTAGACACTGTCTATTAGGATCACCTTTTGGTCTTCTAATTTGTAAATATTCTTCTATATCTGGATGATTGATATCTAAATTTACTGATGCAGCTCCTCTTCTAACTGCTCCTTGATTAGTAGCTATTATAGTAGAATCATAAATTTTAGCCCAAGGTACTACTCCTTCCGACTGCCCCATATCTCCTAAGCCTATTTTTTCTCCTCTACCTCTAATTCTACTTAATCCTATACCGACACCACCGCCGAGGGAGGTAAGTCTCATAAGTTCAGCATTGGTTAATCCAATACCTCGAATTGAATCGGGCGTATCAATTCCAAAACATGAGATCGGTAATCCTCGGTCGGTTCCGGTGTTCGATAATACAGGTGAGGCTAAATTCAACCATCCTTTCCACATATAACGGAAAAATTTATTTGCTAAATCAGGACGATCTAATCTTTTTGCTATTCTATCAGCTACTCTTCGGTAAGCTTTTTTAGGATTTTCATCTGGAAGTAAATATCCTTTAGAAATAGTTGCTAATGATATTTCATTCATCCACTCAGGATAATCCTTTCCTACTTCCCAATTGGAAGTATCTACTACTATACTCATAACTTATTATTTTAAAATATTGCGTTAGGATCCCATTCCATATGACCTTTAGCATAATTAGTAACTCTATTAGCGAAGAAGTCAGTATGTTGTTTACCAGCTATTACTGCGTCAAACCATTTCATAGTTTTTAACGCTCCTTTATCTATTTCTTCAGATGGTACTATTGGTTTAAGTCCTAAATCACTCATTTTAGTATTAACTCTATGTCTTATAAAGTTTTTTAGTTCATCTTTAGTTAAGTTTTCTAAATCTCCTAATTCAAATACTTTATCTATAAAATCAAATTCTAACTTTAAAGCTAATAAAGCAGCATCTTCAATTTCTTTAACTAATTTATCAGTTTTAAATTCAGGATGTTCTTTCATAAGAGTTCTAAATAACCAGCATCCTGCTTCAGAATGTAATGATTCGTCTCTTACAGACCATTCTACTATTTGTCCTACTCCTTTAAGTTTATTTCTCATTTTAAAAGATAATAAGACTGCAAAAGAAGAAAATAGGTTTACTCCTTCGGTAAAAGCTGAAAATATCGCTAACGATTTAGCTCTTTCATGCCAGTTAGGAGTCCCGTCATGATTATCTCTTACGTTCATTAATGCTTCTATCTTAGCCATAGTAGTTTCATCTTCTAAAAACTCTGCAAAGTCGTCTAATCCTAACTGTTCGTTTAATAGTGAATATGCTTCAGCATGTATAGTTTCGCTAGAACCTAATGTAGTACCCATCATTATAATTTCAGGTTTTCTAAACCATTTTGTTACTAAAGTAGACCAATAATCATTAACTATAGTTTCAGTTTGAGCAAATCCTTTCAGAATTTGACCTACTACGTTTTTTTCATGATCTTTTAAGTTAGATTTCCAATCAGTAACATCTTGTGCCATCGGGACTTCAGTATGTAACCAGTGTGCTTGTTGTTGCTTTAACCAAAAGTCGAATGCTTTTGGATATTCGAAGGGTTTATAAACTACGCGTTCTTCTAGTAAACTCATTTTTTAATTAATTTTTAGGGTTAAACGAAAAAAAATCTCCAAAAATAAGTAAATTTTAGTTGGAGATGTTTCCATAAATAGCATATATATTCTAATTTTTGTCAAATAATTCAGACATTTTTTCTCTCGATAGATTAAATACAGGACCTTGTGTAGTATTAAACTGTTCGTCTAACTCAGCTTTTCCTTCGAACTCAATATGTCCGTTATTAGTATCCATCTTAACATTATATGTCATACCATCTTGACCGTATCTATTTTTCATTACATGAACTCTTCCAGTTCCAAGTACCTTATCTTCTTTCTGACGAGATAGAGATAAACAAATATCAGCTACCATCATCTTATCGTAAGAGCCTGCAGCTTTATCTCCTTCGATAACTGAATCTCTTGCACCCATTCTATTTACTTGAGAAGGGGTAAGAATAGGTATTTTTAAATCTTTAGCTAATCCTTTAGTTGCTATAAATACGTCGTCGATTTCATCTTTTCTTTCAAAAGATTTTCCTCTAGCAGGAGCTCTTAAATAATCAACATAATCTATAATAACTAAATCAGGTTTATGTTCCATATCCATACATTTTTGAATATGAGCTTTTATGGTATTTACTGTAGCACTTTTAGGTGCATATTCTTTTACTATTAATCTACCTTTTAAGTTATCTACGTGTTTTTGAACTTCTTTACGATGTTTATTAACTTCATCAATAGAGTATCCTGTAAAATAGCAGTCAAATCTTTTACCAACGTAATCTTCCCCGAGTTCCAAAGTGTAATAATTAACCTTAAACCCAAGCTTAACAGCATGAGCAGCGATAGCAACCATAGTCCACGACTTACCACCACCAGGATTACCAAATACAATAGCCAAGTCCCCAGGTCCAAATCCTCCTTGAATTCCATCATTAAGAACAGGCCAAGGACTAGGAATAGTAGGACGGTAATCAACTCTATAACGAGTCTCAATATCTTTATTATATTCATGTCCTATATTTTTATCCATTCCAGCTTTCATAGCTTTTTCAATTCTATTACGAATACCATCGTAATCTCCTGCTTTTAGTAAATCAGTAGAATTTAAAATAGCTTGCTTCATTTCTTGATTTTTACAAAAAGTAGTAAACTCTTCTTGTACGTATTCTAGATCTTCTTGAGAAGCTTGGTAAGAGTTTCTTAATTCTTCTTTTAATGCTATCTGTAAAATATCATTATCTACTTTTTGTAGCTCTACTTTAAGTACATCCATAGTTATAGTAGTATGATACTTATCAAAATACTTGATTATCTCATCTACTATCCATTTATGTGCATCTGAGTCGAAATAACTTTCGCTTAATACGTCTCTTACGTTTAAAAGGAATTTTTTATCTGTAAGCAAAGAGCCCAATACTTTCAGTTGGAAACTTTTTCCATACTGATTCAATGCTTTTAATGTCATCTATAACTTATTTTTTAAAAACCGTTAAACCTCTAAAATTCTCTAACCAACCTTCTGTATTTTTAGTAATACCTTCTATCTTATCTTGATCTAAAAGGTGTAAAAATGCCCCTGTTTGTAGGTCAGGAATATCACTCTTTATTATATCTAATATATGATTTTTTTCTTTATCATCCAACACAGTATTGTGTAAATTCATTAATTCATAATTTTTTAATACTCTATCCCAATTATGAATAATTTTAGCAAATATTTTTTTAGGTTTATCTTTCTCCATTTGAGTTTCACAATGATCCCAAACATCATTTATAGAAGCTAGGGCGTCGTGAGAGAAACTACTCCATTCAGAAAGAATAGTTTTAATTCCTAAACCTTTAACTCCAGGTAAATTATCTGAGTTATCTCCTAATAATGCTTTTACAATATTATAATTCTGTGGTAAAACTTTAATTTCTTCTACTATATTATCTAAAGTAAAAGTTTTTTTCTTTATAGGAGCATAAACTTCTATATTTTTACTTATAAGCTGCAAAAAATCTTTGTCAGAAGATATTATAGTAACTTTTTTATTATTACCTGCTGCTTGTTTAGCTAAATAAGCTATAATATCATCAGCTTCTAATTTTTCTATACTAATCTGCTGTAAAGGTAAGCATTCTAAATAGTCTTGTGTTCTATATAACTGTCCTATTAACGCTTCTTGCTCTTCATCTCTAGTATCATACAAACCCCAATGAGTGATTCTAGCTGTAGCTCTCTGAGCTTTATAGTTAGGGTCTATATTTTTTCGATTACCTGAACCTCCTTTTCCGTCCCAAACTACTACTACTCTAGTAGGGTCAAAGATTCTAGTTACGTACCCTAAAGATCTCATGAAGCCTACCAGGCCACCTATATGATGACCTGATGGATTCATAGCTTTGAGTAATGAAAAGCTACGAATTAACATATTCATAGCATCAATCACTAGAATGTGATCATTCAATTCTCGGGGTGGGGTCTCTTTAAGATTTTTAAGTATATTTCCGTAATCAGCCATTAATCTAAAATACCAGTTGTAATTTTATCTTCTTCTAAGTCTCCTTCTTCGATCAAGTTAAAATCTAAACTACCTACTAATTTTAGCCAATGGTCTTTATGTTCATTTTTATACTTATCAATAGCACGTTTATCATCAGGTATAAAACCATGAGCTGTCATAACTACTCTTCCTCTTGATTGAACTCCTCCTATATGATTTTTTTCTACTTGAACGTTAGTTCTTTTAGCAAATTCTACCTGTAAACCATCTTTGATAGCTTTAATCTTAGATGTTCCCGGGTTAGTAATATTACCAAAAGTTATAACTAACGTAGAATCATACCACATAGACATACCTCCTTTATTTTGTAATTTAGGCATCCCCATAGGAGATTCAGGTTTCATAGTCCATACTTTATTAATTGCTACTAAAGTATTAGTATAAGGAGAGTTTTCTTTTCTGGATAGTAATATTTTTTGATTTAAATTATTACCAAACTGAGTAGACATAGCTCCTGCATTCCATTCGTTATTATTTTTATTAGAACGAACTGATAAATCGCAAGGTACTGAACCTATACTATCCCAGAAAAAACATATATCGAAAGGTAAATTACCTTTAGCTTGTTCATCCATTAAATCTGCCATATAAACGGCAACATCTTCTATAGTATTTAACGTACCTCTATCTGAGTATAAAAAATGTCCTTCATAATCTGTAACGTTTCCGTTTTCATCTAATACTTCCTCTATCTGTAAGCCCATTTCTTTAGCATGATCCCAAGACCATTTCATCTCGGTAATAATAAAAACAGGTAAAATGCCCATTTTCTGAGCATTAACCGCTGCTTCTATTAAAGCTGTAGTTTTACCAGTATCGGAATGTCCTCTTAATAAGGTAATATGACCTGTAGGTATTCCCGGTAAGGAAGTTATATCTTGAAAAGCTTTAGAGAGAGGTATCCAACCTTGCTCTTTAAACTTTACAGATGCATTAGAAAAACCTTTTTTCTTTTTAAAATTGCTTAAATTGAACGACTTTCTAACTGCAGCAGTCGCTCTTTCTTGTACTTCTTTATTTTTCGCCATTTTTATTCATTAAATAAGTCATCAAATTTACTAACGGTATCTTTATTGCCAGCAGTAGCTGTTTCTAAAGTAAAGTCAGTTTTTTGAGAACTTGAGCTTTCTGGCGGAGTTTCAGAGCCTGCAGCAGGAGTACTTTCTTCAACTGCATTAGGGTCTAAATATTCTTGAAGTTTTTTCTTAATAAAATCGTAATCATACTGAGTAAATGTCTCAGAAGGATTAGGTTGATTCTTTAACCATTTATCTACTAAATCATTATTATCTGATAATGGTGTTTGTTTAGGTTTGATTCTTACGGTAGTTTCAGGATAAGGGTTCCCTTGTCTCTGCTCTACTACCATATCCCAACCATTTAATACGTCGGTAAAATCTCCTACATCTTCATCTTCAGCTAAAGCTAATAAAGCTTTATAAATAGTAATTCCAAATCCCCATAATCTAACTCCTTTATCTTCTTCTCCTCTTACGACAACAGGAGCGAAAATTCTAGTTTTAGGAGATATTTTTCCAGATAAAGACCAATTATCTTTATCATTTGTTTTTCTTAATTCTTTTACAAACTCTTCTATTGGATCTTGTTTACCAAAGTTAGATAAAGCAACCATAGGGAATTTTCCAATTCCGTAATGAAACTTTAACTCTTTAAAAGGAAAAGTAGGATCGTAAGCAGAAGGTACTATACGTACTGTCTGTTTACCTAGTTGAGGTTTCCAAAAAATTTCTGAATAGTCGGTCTTCTCTCTTTGTTGACCGGTGTTGTTTAACGCATCTAATTTTGCGCGGATAGCATTAATGTCCATATAACTAATTTTAATTTATAACTTTATATTAATATAGTAATAAAAAATTAAATAGCCAACTATAGCTCAATAATTTTATATAACTTTGTATTAATTCTTTTTAGCTCAGGACCTTTAGTTAGTAGAATACAATTTCTAAAATCATTCCAATTTATCCTATAGCTAGTATCTAATTCTCCGTTATTCAATGATTTAATTAAAGTATTTAAAGCATTAATAGTATAAAGAGTATTAGTTTCTTTTTTTCTGTGTACTAAAATAGTATTTTCTATAAAATTAGATACGTTACCGAAATCTACATTATAGGTACACATATACTCATCTTGACTTTTAGAATATAGTACAAATATTTTATTATATATGATTTTATACCTTTCCTGAATTTCGTTCAGGACCTTATCTAAGCCTTCTTCAGTTGAAAAAGTACAAAACAGCTTATTGCTCATATCTTCGCTGGTAAAAAAAGGTTCGATGTCATAATCGAACTTTGGTATTGTTGTATTTGTTATCATATATAAATAGTTAAGCTGTCTTATAACACTAAATTAGTACTATATTTAAATTTAACAGGGTATTTTTCATGTTTTTCCATTATACGTTGTATATTTTCTAAAACTTCTACTTTATCTTCTTTGCAAAAATCAAATAAAATAGCATCGTAAGTATAAAGTGCTATAAAAGTTTTTTTATCTTTTAGGTACTCTAGTACATCTTTTAATATAATAATATTATTTGAAGTTTCCAACGATTGCATCATATAATTCATTAATTTAGCAGGATGCATCTCTTTTAATTTATTAGTAAATTTTTTACTTGATTGAATATTAGAGACATATCCTATATCATTAAAGGTGCTCCATAAAGTATCTATATACTTTTGTATTTTTTTAAAAATTTCTAAATCTTTATGTTTTTCAGGTATTTTACCATAAATTGCCTGAAAATTAATCTGTTTAGCTTCTTTGTATTGCTCTTCAGATATATTTTTAGTTCCAAAATAACTTTCAGCAAGTTGTTTATGCGCTGATTCTTTAGTTAAAGGATATTCAAGTTGTTCAGCTAATAATCTTAAATGATAACCGTCAAAATCAAACTCAACAAAATAATCGTTTTGAGGTTTAAAACATTTTCTATGATTTTCAGTATGAGGAATAGCTGCAAAATTTACACTATTAAAATTATTAGTAGGTCTTGAAGTAGCATTGTATAAATTATAAGAAGTGTATACTTTATTATCTATACTATTAAATAAAGGATTACGTGGTTTGAATATTTTATTATAAGGTTCGTAATATACTCCTAAACCAGATTGCTCTATTAAGAAAAAGACGTTTGTTGCTAATTTATTATAAAAATCAAATCCTTCAGGTAGTTCTATACTATCTAAAAAATCTTTTATAGATTCATAAATTAACTCGCATTTTTCATATAGTTTAGTTATAGGAATAAAAGAATTAATATTTTTATTATCACTATATTTGTTATAATACCACTCTATAGTCGAAATTGAAGATTTATATTCTAATTTATCAAAATAATTCATTGAATATACTAAAGAAATATCTATAGCTTTCTGTATATTAAAGTGATAAAGTAAGTTTTTCTTATCTAAAGTATAAACTATTTGTGCTTTATTTAAAATATCGTAGACACGTTTTTTTTCTACATTAAGTCCGTCGTCATGTTTTATAGGAATAATATAACCGTGCTTACTATTAAGCATTCTTATATAAACTGCTACTGTTTCGGTAAGTTTAGGGTGATAAAAATCGTTAGATGAAATTACATGTACAAAACATCCTCTTCTAATAAAATTTTCTAACGATACTAACTTAGATTCTTTTTCTACTATATAAAACACTTAAAACCTTTTTCTTAATATAAGAATAAAATTTTAAATATCAAACTAATAACCACCGGAACTGCTTCCACCACCGGAAGAACCCCCTGAAGTACTTGATCCTCCGGTAGAAGATGGTGCTGTTGGAGCTGTAGGAGTACTACTATAAGACTCTCCAGAACGTCTAGGTATAGAAGGAGTATCTACTGGTGTTGTTGGTATAGGAGTGTCTGATTCAATAATATTAACACCGTATCTGCTATTTGATTTATCAACAGGTACTAGTCTACTGTGAAAAGTAGGTATATGCTTTGCACCAACCATAGGACCTTTAGATGGATGTAAGTGATAATACCCTACATATTCCCTATTAGTTCCTTCGACTAAAAATTCTCCAGGTTCGGCATACAAATCTTCTTTGATCTTATTACTTAATTTTAAGTTTTTAAAAGAAGTAGACTTATCTTTTGGTACCGGAACTGATTTGGAAGGAGACGGAATAGAAAAACCAGTTTTTATAGGTTCTATATTATTACGTGTTAAAGGTAGAGTATCAACTACATATTCATCTGGTCCTTCTATTAATTGTTCAGCACCAGGAACTATACTTTTTATTTGCTCTATAAATTTTTGATTTTTAGATAAAATACCTTCATAAAAGTATCCATTTATAATTTGATCTTTAGCAGGTCCTTTTACTAACCACGGACTTATACAAACTTGTTCATAAGGTCTCAAAGATTTTTCAACATATCGAGCTGAGTTTAAGCTTATTTCTTTTACTTTACCTGTGCTTAAATTTTTATAAAAAGCTCTTGTCATTATTCCTTTGCTTAACTCTTCTCTACTAGGTCCTATTTTGAAAGAAGGGGCTCTTTTTGAATCAGAAGATTTATACTCTTCCACTCCATCACTATTTCCGCTTAATCCTCCATCTACATCTTCTTCAAAATTTGTTATAAACAGTTCTTTAGCTTTAGAAAAATCTCCTTTTTTAAAATCAATACCTAATTTATCAAATATCCTTCCTCCTGAGGTAAGGACTATTTCTTTAGAGTCATCTATTAAATTA